ATGATGGTCAGCAATCGGGTATGGTGAATCTCTTTGCCCATCACAAACCACGACTGAGGCTTGTAGAACGTGGGATCAGTTGGATTGGTGGAGTTGTATCGGAATGGATATGTCCAGATTGGCTCGATGACTTTTAGACGCTTGATGCCGCCTATTGGCATTTTGGCGGGAGTCTCCTCAAGAGGCATCGCATATTCTGGCGTGTCTTGCGGATTCTCCCAATCAAGGCCAGTATCAATGAAGATTTGCGACCGGCCAAAAAAACCATCTTGCTCGATGGCTTCACGGAATACTGCCTGGACATTCAGCCTCTTGAATTCTGCCTCTATGGCTTTGATCTTGTCTGATTTATCTTCCGTTCCCGTTGCCTGAATCTTGATCCATTTGCGCGTCATCTCACGGGCGAATGTTTCTGATGGCTTACGATATTCTGGGCGCTGCGAAAGCTCAGATAGGAAAGCGAATCCTTGGAAGCCCTGACCTTCAATGAAAGCTGATGTAATTGCGTTATTCGCAGCAAACTGGGCTGGTTGCGAGAATTGATCGTCCATCGCCATTTTTTGCTGTTTGAAATTGGTACTGGGGATAACACCAGGTGCAGGCTCTGGAAGTTTAAGCGCCTCGCGCATCTTATCAACGGCAGTAGGTGGACTGATACGCATATGGGCAACTGCCTCATGGCTTACGCGCATACTCGCGGATGGCTTCACTTCTTTGATGATATTGGCGACGGGAGCAATGCCCTTATTCATTTCGCGTTGGCGATTCCTGCGGCTTGTTTTCATCTGCGTCGTCCGAGTTGTGCGAATTGCTGCATTGTTGTATTGGAAACGGCCATTGCGATAGCTTCAGGGGCGAATGCCATAATCAGGGCATCGGCCAAATTCGGCGATGCTATATCCCGCTTTGCCAAGTCTTTCTTGGATTCCACCTTGACTCGCCCATTCTGGTCAAAATCCCTCTTAGGCGTGGAAAGCTCATCGATCAATGATTCAAGATTAGGCAGGTCACTTGACAAGCTGATTAGTTCATCTTCTGCAAATTCATGCCCTTTATGGATGGCATTATATGTATTCCTGAAACGATCAGCAATTAACCACCATGCCTGAGCCTTAATATTGCTGAACTGGTCTTTGTTCTTGATACCTTTGGAGTATTCACGCTCAGGCTGGAAAACCGAGCCGCCTGCATTGAATTTCTGATATTTGATCCTGCCATCTATGATAGTCTGATTCAGCTCATTGAACTTAGCGCCGGCAGTAGCGCCTACGCCGATAGAGTCATAAGTAACATCTGCACCGAATTCTCTAGAGGCAGACCATACGCGAGTACATGACTTAAGCAATTCGTCTTCGCCTCCCTTCCATAGGTCAGCCCAGCTTACAACTGATCCATGGGCATAGATTGCCGCGCACTTATCTGCACCCTCATCAGCGACGTCAAATCCAATCCGCCTGCGGCCCATCTCAGGGATATTCAATTGCTTATGCGCATCAACTGAAGCAAGTATCCAGCTACGTTTGATGATGACTGATTCATCATCGGTTCTGGGTTCGCCTTCATAGATGTGCAGGTATTCTTCGTAATCTTCTTCCTTCGCAGCCTGGATAATCCGTTTCATCGTGTCAGACAAAAACGGGTTTTCATCGTGATTGATCTTCCGCTTGAGCGTGCCAGGAGGCGGATTCGTTACAAAGCGCTTATAGGTGAAATCCGTTAAAAGCTGCGGATTGAACAATATCCACACTTGGGAATCATTCTTACGGATAGTTGGCTCCAGTTGCTTCCATTGCTTTTCCAGAAGATTGTGAGCCTCCTCAAGCATGAGGATATCAATGCCTTCCAAGCCTTTTACTTCATCAATGGACTTCCACAATCCATAGAAAACGAATTCCGAGCCAGTAACCCGATTGATAATACTTTTGTCCAGAATGCGAAATTGGCTACTAAGGCCAAAACGATCAATCTGGATTTTCAGCAACGTATAAATGGATTCTTCAACACGCGCCTGGAATTGCCTGGCGCAGCAAATACGCAACCTGTAATTGCATGAAAGGAAAATTAAGAATCCTGCAGCGTCCCATGACTTACTTGATGACCTTCCGCCATACAGAATCCTATTCCTGACTGGCAACCCATCTAATGCTTTCTTAGCCATCCAGAACGGTTTTAATGCTGGATTCAGTGTCGGTTTATCTTTCTTTTCGTTCTCAATCTGAATAATATTCGGATTCATTTTCTCTAGTCTTGTCTCAACCCGTGTTTTTTGAGACTGTGATTTCCAAAATGTTTATCAAAACTGAATTTTATTCCGTCATTCTTGAGAATCACCATAGAAATGAGTCAGACCAGATGGAGAATTACCTTCAGGAGTGATAGCCGCATTGGTCAAACCGAATGCTTCACGCTCAAGAGAAGTTAAATTCCTCATGCACTCAGTGAGGCGCTTCATCATATCAATGCGCGGCCCTAAGTTCATAAGTTTGTCATAGACATCCTTTGCCTTCTGTACATCTTTCCCCTTTTCTATCAGGACGATCTCTCTCAGCCGGCCCAGAAGCTCTGATTCATTCGTAGTCACTTCCAATTCATCGAACAGACGCATCATCAATGCCTGAGCCTTGCCTATGTCCTTCCTATGCTTGATCTGCACTCCAGCTACAACATTGGCCGCCTCGTCAATGATCTGTGCATCTTTAGGTGTTGCCCCAGAGGAACCGTCTTTCTTAAGCATTGACTTCATTAGCAATGCATCGGCCTTTGCTTTGACCTTTGCGCCGAGGTCGCGAGGGATACCCATGCGCTTGAAGTGCGTGAAGATGGCGACGTGAGAGACTGATACTCCGGTCGCTTTGGTGTATTCGGCTGCTAGTTGTGGGATACTTTTGATACCTGCTCGCCAGTCAGGTTCGATCCGGTCATAATCAACCTTGCGATGTGCTGCCATGATTCTATCCCTTTGAAATATAAGGCTTTGGTATTAATGCTTACAGTTCTATTGTGGAGCTTGTAAGTATTAAGTTCAAGGGATTGTAATTGCTTTTAGGGAATGTGTTTTTATGGATAGGTGAGATTGTGGAAGGGGAGGGCTTCGCCCTTTGATGGTATGTAGGAATGAAAAGAAAAGCCCTTACAGTGTTCCTTCCTGGAAGAATTGACACTGTAAGGGCTGTGGCAGTACTTGATACTTGCGTAACTCAGATGATAGAACACCAGCGTGCTAAGAAGAGAGATGTCCTATCTCATTGAGTTAGGATTGCCGGATTCTCTCCACCCGGCGTAAGTCAAGCCTATGCGTCCTGTAAGAACTTTTCGAACCTTCGACCGGCTTTCCTTCGGTTGCCGCGCTTACAGCGGCTGAAGCTTAGGCGTCTCACTTCAGTAAATATCCTGCTTTCGCAGTACGCCAATTCCGACGCAAATTATTGCGTTTCGCTGGAATCTCACCAGCTCATCAGGGAATTTGTTGATTGCGGGAGATTAATCCCCGCTAACACTCTCTATTTCGTCCGCTGCTTGATTGTGTGACTTTGAGCAGTTTGCGGCCCTACTTCCTCTCAAAGTGCCAGTCATCATCTGGCATTCATCAACAAATCAAAGGACTGGTCGCTATCCCAGTTTGACGATTCGGCTATTTTTCCACGTTCGCCAGTACGTTCTCCGGTTGGATTTCTGACGTCCGGCTGATCCGTCTTTGCCTGAGCGATTTACAGGCTTCCTCTGATTTCTTGATGCATGATTGGTGCTTCAATCATACTAGCCACTAAAGAGATTCCAATATAGCCTATTTGTGAATAACATTCAAGCTATTTGTGTGGATTTAGGCTGTTTTTTGCATTATCTCTGATTGATTCGCATATTTCTACGGTTTTTCTGCATTCTTCAACGCCGAAATAACCGATATTCGTCATTTTTACTGGAATCCCTAGCTTTTCGGATAACCAGTGATACCCAGCTTTACGGGCTTGTCCTTTGCTACATTCATCGCGGAGCATCTTACCTTGCCACAGAGGATCAAATGCCGCATGTGCCTTGATCTTCCATTCCCTTAATTTCTTTGTTGCTAGACCGCCTAGAGGCTTTGTTGTGCCTGGATGACATCCAACATGCGCAGAGCATGGTATGCATACCCACATCGGCCCATAATCTCGATGGTATGGATATCCAGCCGCGCCATGATGAAGAAGCTGCGCGGCTTGCTGGCAATATCGACAGGTTTTCTTCTTATTTGCCATCTGAATCAGCGCCATATTCAAGCAATTGCTGATGCAATACTTCTCGCTCAGACTGGTCCAATAGAATTTGATATGGCTGATCATATCCTTTCTGCCAAATCCAAGCCGCCCCAGGAACAAAACTAATCCTATCAATTCCATCCACATTGACTATAGCGCTGCCCATTTGAATGAATTTAGTCATTGCCATTGCTCCATATTTTATCGGCGTTGTATATGCCGGTCGGACGTTTGTATTCCTTACAACCTGCTTCTGGACTTGCTTGCCATTCTGAAGCAGGTTCTGGGTTATAAGAATCAGTAGTCACAATATAATGTATCTGACAACCTGCAATCGTCATATTGCCTACTTCGACATACCAGTTCGTACTGCGTGCGTTAGTTCGAATGCCTAATGTTTATTCAGAATTGCTCACAGATTTTATTGTGCCGAATGCTGCACGGTATAAGCATCCATCTTTTCAAGGCTCAGGAAAGTCTTTCAACTCACCACGTTTCCAGCGTTCGACGTTTTCCATCCATCGCCTCTCACATTGTTCGCAAGTGCAGGTTCCGTCGCCATTGTCATAATAGTGCTGTTCTTCCAATGTCAATACAGAGCCGCAAGTACGGCAATTTGTTGGAGCATTGATTCTTTCAGCGCTCATTGAGAATTCCCTTTACAAACTGAACAAATCCAATTCTTCCTCTTTGAATTTTCAATTGCCAAGAACTTACCGCCTATCGGATGCTTCGCTATCTTGCATTGCGTACATATTCGCGTATAGATGGCTGATGGCCGTTCATTCTTGATGCGTTGATGCATTCCATCGACCAGTTCAGGAGACAGAGATATTCTCACAATGAGCCTGTCGCATCAGTAAAAATCACGCCGTGATGGACGTTCTCATGGTTTTCTTGGCGTCGTCGGATAGTTTCGGCTATGGCGTCATTGAATGCTTTGTGTAGCCTTTGAGGAGTATCCGTAACGGGCTTGCCATTCTCGAAGTACATAAAACCATCCGGGATAGTGCCGGCCATCAAAAAAGACATCTCGGCTGATGTGGCACAAGCATAGAAGCCCTGCCATGCATGTTCTACTTCTGGATTGCGATATTTTCCACGCATCGGCCCGGTAGCATTGCCAAATGAGTCTTTATCGGTAAATCGAGCGATGTAGGCCAAAATACCAGGCTGAGTCTTTCGGATGTGATCTTCAAAGACTTTCCTTACGGATTGTTCGTATTGTGCTATCTTGTCTTCTGTTTTCATGTTGTTTCTTTCTCTCGGTGGGCATTGGTGCTCATTTTGGCCGGTCACACGACCGGCCTTTTTTATTGATGCGAAATTACTTGATACGGAATCTGCAAAGGCCCATGGAAATTTCCGCTGATAGTTCTAAGCGGCCATATCCTTTCTGATCCAGCTAATTGCATTCCAACTTCAAATTCTCCATTGGTACAGTACGTCAAAATACTTATTACCCTCGGCGTCCAAAGATAGCCAGCTTGAGGGATATATCCGCCTGACCACCAGTAATAACCAGTCTGCTGAATCTCATTTGCCTTCATGGCGTTCATCCTCTAAACCATGCCGGCTTGGGGAATGTGCTTGTGAAAATATATCCGTCCACTTGTTTTCCCATTTCAATGTTTTCCGCCTCCGGCCATTGCGATAAAAGATGTTCCATATCATCAACATAGGCAACCATCTCATAAGTTCCATCCAGCTCATAGCCAATCACCCAATATGGATGCTTGATAGGCCATATTGCAGTTCTGTAGTCTTCTTCTCCGGTATTGAAATAGGCGCGATACATTAACCCATAAGCCTATCTAGTTCAGCACGTGCATTCTCAAAACCGCGTTCAGATTCAAGAAAATCCAATCTGGCCTTATCACGGTAGAGGATATCTTGTTCAACTCCACCTGGAATAAATCGCAGTCCATTCCATTGGCCGCAAATACGCAAAGTGGGATTGCCTTTGTCATCGATGGATATGCGGATATCTTTGGTTATTTCTTCAATCAACATTTCCATGGATTGACCAATGGCAGCACATTGAGCGCGAGTCAATTTCTCTCCAGATTTATTATCAATCTCTCTGGAAAGAACTGCCGCTACTTCAATGTGGATATCAGTTAGATGTGCTTCCATGTCTGAAAAGCCCTTATCTTCTCTATGGTGCGAATATGCACATGGAATTGATCGGCAAGTTCTCTGGCTATCTTACCTTTGCGATTCTCTCGGATTTCTTTTACTTGTTCTTCAGTCAGTTTTGTTTGTGGAAGTTGAGAACCTCGAGCGCAAAACAAGTGTGCTTTATCGAGCCATTCTTTACGCGTCAGATTGTGATGTCCTCGGCTGACTTTGGATGACTCAATTAGCACAATCTGAAATTGATTCTGGATAGCCATGTTATTTTCCTTCTGCCA